ATGTATTAACGCATTAGCACGATTACTAGCACCCATAGTTGCTCTGCTTTGTCTAGGTGCTTCTTGTAATCGTGGATACGTTTGAAACCATGCTTGGGTCCGTGCATCTGCAAGCACTGCTCGTTCAATGTATGGCAAGTTATTAATTAGTATATCTATTTCATTTAATAAGCTAATTGCCTCAATCATAGTAGCAGCATTACGCAATCCTGCTATTAATGCGTTAACACGATTAACACTAGTATTAATATTAGAACTAATAGGCATTGAAATAAGCCTTTGTAGGTGATACGGTCTTTCTGGTTCTCTAGATGTTCTACATAATGGACAACTTGGATTAGTGGCACTCCATTGTTCAATACACTTTCTATGAAATTTATGACCGCAACGAAGCGTTTTTGTAAGTCTTGGGTACAACATATCACCATAACATATAGGACATGCTTCAAGATTTGGATTTTCTAACGCTTTTCTAAATTTTTTTTGAATTTTTCTTGTAGCAAATTTTTTAGAGTTTATTTTTGATAAATCTGCTATTGCTTGTTCTCTTCTTTTTCTTTTTTTGAACGTTTTTTGAATATGTGTAATAACTTTTGTTCTTGGACTTAAAGAAATGCGTCTTGGACTTAAAGATGGGGGTGTTGGATCTAAAGCTGCTAATTCTTCTTGAGGTGCCAGTGTTATTATATTTATATCTCTTCTTGTTGCTAAGCTATTTTCAATATTTCTTCCAATATTTCTTAATTTTGCTGTTTTATTTCTTATAAAGTCCATATATATTAGTATTATATTTTATAATATAATAAAATATAATAAAATATAATATAATAAAATAAAATAAAATATAATATAATAAAATATAATATGAATTCTACCAAGTCAAATTTAGCAGCTAAAAATAAAAAACCTATTTTTAAAAATAATAATTTGACGCAATTATTTAAGTTAATAAGCGAAAAAAGAGGATTTTTTGCTTTAATTTTAGCAACTTTAGTATCTCAACTTTATATTACTTATTATGTAAGTGAAAATGTTAAAATAGAAGATGAAGATGAGAAAAATAAAGATACTAAAAAATTCAACAGCAAACTTATTGGAGCATATATAGCAGCATTTGTCTTAATTTTAATTTTGGCATTTATTACTATGCCTCCATGGTTAAAATTTATATTATTTTCTCTCTTTTCTGGTGCTTTTGGTGTAATTTTAGGATATAGAAAATCAGGAGTAGATCCTGCTATTATTAAAAGTGCTTTAGTTGGAACAGGCAGTATTTTTGTTGCTATGTTTGCATTTGGAGTAGCATTAATAGCCAGTGGTATTAAATTAGGTTTAAGATTTGGTCTTGGTTTATTTTTTGCTTTATTATTTTTAATAATTGTTTCCATCGTCCAATTTTTTATTGTTGAATCTTCGTTATTAAAAAAAATAATAGTTATTGGTTCATTAATGGTATTTTCATTATATATTATGTATGATACTAATAGTATATTACAACGCAATTATAATGGAGACTTTATAACAGCATCATTAGATTATTATTTAGATATAATTAATATTTTTAGCGGATTATTAAGCGGACTTGAGTTAGACGATTAAATTAATTGAATAATTTTTATAAATTTATAGATTTATAGATTTGTGTTATTTAAATTTTTATACTAAATTAGTATTCATTAATTATCTACCACACGAATACCATCATCGTCACCCAATGGTTTATCTTGTGTGAACTCATAAAAAGGAGATATATATGATATTGTATCTTTACGTAGAATTTCAGATATTTCTAGTTTATAATTTTCTCCAAACACTTCGGCTAAGTTTAGTATTGTTCTTGCATACTTATCGAGTTCATATGGTATTTTATTTATGTCAGCAAGTAAAACTTCTTTATAATTTTGTGGTTTTGGTTCATTGCTTCTATAACTAGAATAAGAAGCAAACATTCTTTTTATTAATTCTGCATGTAGTTGAAGAGTAGTAACTAAAGTATCTTGATATAATTTTTGCTCAGTTGATATAGAGACATGCTGGTCACTTTGTACATTATCAAATAATTCAAGAATTATTTCTAACTTTTGAATTACTAATGGTATACGTTTTTGTATTTCTACTATAATACCATCACCCCCATCTTCTCTAGAAAACTTTTTTAACTCATTTTTTAGTTCCATAATATCCGATACGTTATAACCTGTTCCTCCAATAAATGATTTTACTTTATTTTTATTTTTTCTATTTTTTTGTGTATGACTAATTAAATTTTTATTATTTCGCTTATTACTAAATAACTTTCTATTTTTTCTTCTTCTTGATTTATACTTCTTTGAATTATTTAGCAATGGCATTTTATATAAATATAAAATATAAAATATAAAATATAAAATATAAAATATAAAATTTTTAAGGTATAGGAATAAATTTCCACCCTAAATCTTCACAGATTTTCTTCCATATTTGGTCTTGCTCTATACGTTTTTCACGATCTTTTAACATAGGAAAATAGGGCAAAAAACTGCGTTCATTTAATAATTCACATAATTTATATAATGTATAATAATAGTTTAAAAAATTAACTCTATCTTTAGGACAATATTTGGAATAAGGTTTTTGTAATTCCATGAATAAATTACATAATGTTTCTTCAAGTTCTGCGCTCATTATAGGTGGTCTTATTCCTAATTTATCTTTTATAAATGGAATATGTTCATAATATTTATTGTAACCTAAGTTTTTTAGTATTTCTTTAGTTTTCTTATTTGTTAAATCATTAAGACTTATACGTTCTTTTTTAATTTGATTTTTAATATTCTCAAATACTTCATCAGGTATATTTGTGCTTTCTTTTGCTTGAAATTGTGCTAATATTTCTTTTAAATGATTTATTCTTTTATAAGCATAAAAGCATACTTCTTTTGGAGGTTCTTTATATGATGGTTTATCTATTTCAATTAAATATTTAATACTATTTGAACAATTACTGCATATTGACATTCCCTCACTTTCAACATAAACCATCTCTCCTCTATTACATACATTACAAATATCTGATGGATAAATAAATTTATCATAATTTAAATATTTAGAATCAATATTGTTAAAATATTTATCTATAAAATTATTATTATTTATTTTAATGAAATTTTCATCCTTTATTTTAGCGTTATTTGTTTCGTCTGAAATATTTAATGAGAAAAATTGTTTTACTATGTTATTTTTGTCTGAATCCTCAAATGTATCACTAGTAGATATATTCTTTTTATTTTCAAAATAATCAAATATATATTTAGAATTATTTAAATAATAATTTTTTTCTTTAGTTTTGAGTGATTTTATAATATTTTGATACTTATTAATATTATCTAATAAATCCATTTTTTTTTTTGATTTATTTAGCATTAATTCAAGTTTTTCAATTTGTTTCAAATATTTAGGAATAACTACTTCTTCATTATGTTTAAAAGATTTTATTATTTCATTATGTTTGCTATCCAATGTTATTTTAATAGTATTAAATTTTTTCATTGATTAGAGATTATATTTTTAATGTAGTAAAAATTTATATAATAATATTATTTAATTATTTAATTATTTAATTATTTAATTATTTAATTGTTTAATTATTTAATTATTTAATTATTTAATTGTTTAATTATTTAATTTAATTAAATTAAATTAAATTAAATTAAATTACAAAAAATTTTTTTCTTTAGGAATATTATAAAAAAATGGCTGGTGGATTAATGCAATTAGTCGCCTATGGCGCTCAAGATGTTTATTTAACAGGTAATCCTCAAATTACCTTTTGGAAAGTAACTTACCGTCGTCATACCAACTTTGCGATGGAATCAATTGAACAAACTTTCAATGGTCAAGCAGATTTTGGTCGTCGTGTAACATGTACTATTTCACGTAATGGTGATTTAGCTTACCGCACCTATTTACAGATTACTCTTCCTGAAATCGGACAAAGCTTGAAAAATTCTAGTGGTAATGTATATGCAAGATGGTTAGACTTCCCCGGAGAGCAATTAATTTCGCAAGTTGAAGTTGAAATTGGTGGTCAACGAATTGATCGTCAATATGGTGATTGGATGCATATTTGGTGCCAATTAACTCTATCGAAAGAACAAGAGCGTGGTTATTATAAAATGATTGGTAATACTACTCAATTAACATATATTTGTGATCCAGATTTTTCGGATGTTGATGGTCCTTGCTCGGCAAATGGTGTTCGTCAAGTTTGTGCCCCACGCAATGCTCTAGCAGAAACAACTTTATACGTTCCATTACAATTCTGGTATTGTCGCAATCCCGGTTTAGCTCTACCTTTAATTGCCTTACAATATCACGAAGTAAAAATCAATTTAGACATTCGCAATATTGAAGAATGCTTATGGGCTGTATCTACAATTGATGGCGCCGGCGTAAAAATTACCGAAGCATACAAACAATCACTAGCTGCCGCGTCTTTATTTGTTGATTACATTTTCTTAGATACAGATGAGCGCAGACGTATGGCCCAAAACCCACACGAATATTTAATTGAACAATTACAATTCACCGGCGATGAATCGGTTGGTTCGTCATCCAATAAAATTAAATTAAATTTAAATCATCCATGCAAAGAGTTAATCTGGGTTGTTCAACCAGACGCAAACGTTGATTATTGTGCTTCGACAACAGCAAATATGGATTTAAATAGATTATTAGGTGCCCAACCTTTTAACTACACAGATGCTTATGATGCTTTACCAAATGCTGTTCATGCGTTCGGTGGAAAAAATGCGGTTCAGTCATCCGGCACAGGGGCTACTAAGTTTATTAATTCCAGTGGAATGTTCCAAGATCCATTTGCTAATGACGTCCTAGTCTCCTCCTCCGGCGGTGCCTGGAATAATGCTACTAACACCAGCGATTCCGGCGTTTCGGATGCTGGCACCTTCGTTTTAGCCGAAACTGCCTTAGATATGCATTGCTGGGGTGAGAATCCAGTCGTAGTTGCCAAATTACAATTAAATGGCCAAGACAGATTTTCGGAGCGTGAAGGCACATATTTCGACTTAGTCCAACCTTTCCAGCACCACACTCGTGCGCCAGACACCGGTATTAATGTTTACTCGTTCGCCCTAAGACCCGAAGAACACCAACCATCTGGCACATGCAACTTCTCGCGTATTGACAATGCCACTTTACAATTAGTTTTATCTAATGCCACCGTTTCAGGTGTAAGCACTGCCAAAGTTCGCGTTTATGCCGTCAACTACAACGTCCTCCGCATTATGTCAGGTATGGGTGGTCTAGCTTACTCGAATTAAATAATTTTGCTTAGTTATTTTTCACTTCTCAATAATATTTTATTGAATAACAATAAAATATTATATTATATTATATTATATCATATTATATTATATTATATTATATTATATTATATTATATTATATTATATTATATCATACTAATACATTAATATGAATACATCTTTAGTAATAAATAGTTTTTATATTACATATATTTTTTTAATTACAACATCAGTAATTACATTTATTGAAGCATTACGAAGTCCTATTCCACAAGTTCGTCATATTTTGAATTTGGAAACATGTATTTCAGTTATTGCCAGTTATTTTTATGGGTTATTTATAGAGCAAATAAATAAAACACAAAAGAATAACCAGTCAAAAAATGAATTAGTAAAAGACGAAAACATTAATTCGGTTGACGACCTACCTTTAGAAAAAATTAATAATATGCGTTATTCTGATTGGGTAATTACAACTCCTTTTATGTTATTGGCGCTTTCCATGTTATTAGGTTACGAAAATAAAATACCAGTTAGAATTAAACCATTTTTATTAGTCATATTTTTTAATTTTTTTATGTTGGGTTTTGGATATAGCGGAGAAATAGGTTTGCTTAATAGAAATTTAGCAAACTTTATAGGTTTTATATTCTTTTTTTTAACATTTGGAACTATTTGGAAACTTTTTATGACAAGTTTGAAAGTAACATATCAATCTAAATTTATTTTTTGGTTATATGTAGGTTTATGGTCATTGTATGGAGTATTTTATCAAACAAATGAAGCAACTAAACTAATAGGATACAATATGTTAGACTTAACTACTAAGGCAATAGTAGGAATCTTATTTTGGTTATATTTAACTAAATCTGTAATATTTTAATGTATTATTTTAGTATAAATGAATGATTTATCAAATATTACAATAACAAAAGAAGAAGGTAAACGTGAAAGAAAGCATAATGCTGTAAAATTACCTTCTAATATAGAACAATCCAATCTACCTATTTATGTTAATTATTATAAAGAATGCTATGACCAAAAAAATAAATGTTATAGAGAGTATTTTAAAATAGAAAAACATCCTCACAATATAGATAATAAATTATATGTATCATCAAAATCAAATAAAATAAATATATTAGATAAATTAGAAGAAATTAAAAAAATGTTATTAATTATTGAAGAAGAATATGAAATACATAATAAAAATAATGAAATACAACAAGTTATAAAAAGCGATACACAGATTGCTAAAAACGAGCTACAAGTTTCTAATATTTTACAAAATAATAAAAACTCAATTATTCTGCCAAAATATATTACCATAAAAAAACACGAGTCACATGCCAATAAATATTATTTAATATATGATAAAAAGTCAGGTTCTAAAAGAAATACATTAAGAGCATTATGTTCAACTTCAACATTATTAGGTACAAATTTAGAATTATTTATACAAAAAATAAAAGAAAAATTTGATACATAATACATAATACATTATAAAAATTATATAAATATATAATACATAATACATTATAAAAATTATATAAATATATAATACATTA